AATTCTTAAATGAGTACGAAGCATTCTTAAATAAACATACTGCATGGTATCGTCCGATGAATCCTGGTAAAGTATTACTATGGCAACAAAAGATTGAGATTGTACAAGGTACTCAAAAACGTAAAACAGAAGTAGGTCTTAAAGGTGTACTACAAGGTATGTCATTTGAAAAAGATCCTACAAATGGAGTCGGTGGACCTTGTAAGTACTTCTTCCACGAGGAAGCTGGTATTGCTCCTAAGATGGATACAACATTTGAGTATATCCGTCCTGCGATGCGATCAGGTTTTGTAACTACAGGTATGTTCATTGCAGCAGGATCTGTGGGTGACTTGGATCAGTGCGAACCTCTAAAAGAGATGACACTTAGACCAGAACCAAATGATATATATGCAGTAGAAACAAATCTTATAGACTCAAAAGGTACTATAGGTAAATCAGGATTATTTATTCCTGAGCAGTGGTCGATGCCACCATTCATTGATGAGTTTGGTAATTCTTTAGTAGAAGAAGCTCTTAAAGCGTTAGATGAACAATTTGAGAAGTGGAAGAAAGATCTTAGTCCGGAACAGTATCAGTTACGTATTTCTCAGCATCCTAGAAATATCGAAGAAGCATTTGCTTATAGAAAGGTATCAATCTTTCCTCTAAATTTAATTGGTGCACAGATGCGTAGGATAGAAGATAAGACATATCCTACAGAATATCTAGATATCTACAGAGATGAGAAAGGAGATGTGGATGTTAAACCTACATCTAAACTACCAATTATGACATTCCCGGTGGATAAGAAGCAGGAAGATAAAACAGGTGTGTTTGTATGCTATGAGAGACCTGTTAAGAATCCGGAGTTTGGGATGTACTATGCATCTATTGACCCCGTAGGTGAAGGTAAGACAACTACATCAGAATCTCTATGTTCTATATATGTATACAAAACTGCAGTAGAGGTAACCCGTAATGATGGTGAAAAGGTAGAGACTTTTATAGAGCGTGATAAGATTGTAGCCGCATGGTGTGGTCGATTTGATGATATCAATAAGACACATGAGCGCCTAGAGATGATTATAGAATGGTATAACGCCTGGACAATTGTGGAGAGTAATATCTCCCAATTTATTAATCATATGATCTATAGGAAGAAACAAAAGTATTTAGTTCAAAGATCTCAGATATTATTCTTAAAGGATCTAGGTGCTAATGCTAATGTATTCCAAGAATACGGGTGGAAAAACACAGGTACACTATTTAAGAGTCATATGCTAAGTTATGCTATTGACTTCTTAAAAGAAGAATTAGATCAAGAAGTTAAACCAGATGGTGAGGTTGTAAAAACTATATATGGGGTAGAACGTATACCAGATTCTATGTTGCTTACTGAAATGGCAGCATATCAAGAAGGATTAAACGTCGATAGACTTGTTTCATTTGCAGCACTTATTGCTTTTGCAAAAGTTCAACAAGCAAATCGCGGTTATAAAAAGCGTTATGAGGAGACAGATAAGGTGAAAAAGTTGGATAAGCGAGATAATTTCAGTAAATTGAATATGAGCCCATTCCGTCACATCGGATCGCATGGTTCAGCATTTAGTATGAAAATACCTAAACAACCTTTTAGAAATTTAAAATAAGATGCAAGTCTATAACGCAATACAATTAAAAAACGGTGCGAAAGCGGAAACTAACCGAATGGGTACCCTTAATCAACCTATTCAGTTTATTCCAAGAGCGAAGAAAGATAATGACTGGACAGCGTGGAATCTAGACTGGTTAGAATGGGAAGGTTTGAAACAAATTCGTCGCAACGCGCGTCGTTTGATGAAGAACTACAAACTGGCAAAAGGTATCATAGATCGTGGTGACTACATTGTCGAACAAGATAATGAGTATGCAGATCTCATTGAAACTCTTACACAAGACGACGTATCAGCACTAGAATTAAAATTCTATCCTATTATTCCTAATGTAATAAATACATTAGTTTCTGAGTTTGCTAAACGTAATACTCGAGTTAGTTACTCGGGTGTAGATGACATCTCTTATAACGAGATGATGGAACAAAAACGTGCTCAGGTAGAAGAAGTTCTTCTATTTAATGCACAGCAAGAGATGATGATGAAGCTTGCTGAAATGGGATATCCTCAAGATTCTGAGGAATTTCAACAAGCAATGGCACCAGAGAAATTAAAGACTTTACCAGAAATTCAAGACTTTTTCTCAAAGAGTTACAAGAGTATGGTTGAGCAATGGGCAGAACATCAGCATAAAGTTGATGTTGATCGCTTTAAAATAGATGAGTTAGAGGAGCGTGCATTCCGTGATATGTTGATTACAGACCGTGAGTTCTGGCACTTCAAGATGATGGAAGATGACTATGATGTAGAATTATGGAATCCTGTTCTTACATTCTATCAGAAGTCACCAGACAATCGCTATATATCTCAAGGTCAATGGGTTGGTAAATTTGATATGATGACTGTTGCAGACGTCATTGATAAATACGGATGGTTAATGACTGAAGATCAGTTAGAATCATTAGAACTTATTTATCCAGTTAGATCTGCTGGTTATCCTATTCAAGGTTACCAAAACGATGGTAGCTACTATGATGCTACTAAATCCTATGAATGGAATACTAACTTACCATCATTAGGGTATCGTCAGTTCACATCTATGTGGGACAACACTGCATATGGTGGTGATATTGTAAACTGGATTATGACACAAGATGAAGACTACTTTGATATGGGTATGTCTAATATGCTTCGTGTTACCACAGCATATTGGAAGTCACAACGTAAAGTAGGACATCTTACCAAGATCAATGATAATGGTGATGTAATGCAAGACATTGTAGATGAGTCATATAAGGTAACTGATAAACCTCAGTATGATACAGCACTTATTAAAAATAAGACTAAGGATAACTTGATCTTCGGTGAGCACATTGACTGGATCTGGATTAATGAAGTGTGGGGTGGTGTAAAGATCGGACCAAACAGACCTACATTCTGGGGTAGTAATAATCCAGGTGGTATTAATCCTATCTACTTAGGTGTTAATCAGAATAATATCAAACCTCTTAAATTCCAATTTAAAGGAGAGTCATCTCTATATGGATGTAAACTACCTGTAGAAGGTTCTGTATTCTCAGATAGAAATACAAGATCTGTATCTTTGGTAGACTTGATGAAACCTTTCCAAATTGGTTACAACATTGTAAATAATCAGATTGCTGATATCTTAGTAGATGAATTAGGTACTGTAATCATGCTTGATCAGAATGCATTACCGAAACATTCTCTAGGTGAGGACTGGGGTAAGAACAACTTAGCGAAAGCTTATGTTGCTATGAAGAACTTCCAGATGCTACCTTTAGATACATCAATTACTAATACAGAAAATGCACTTGCGTTTCAACACTATCAAAAACTAGATCTAGATCAGACTAATCGTTTGATGTCACGTATTCAGTTAGCTAATTACTTTAAGATGCAAGCATTTGAAGTAATTGGTATTACCCCACAGCGTCTAGGTCAACAGATTGGTCAGCAAACAGCTACTGGTATAGAACAGTCTATCAATGCATCATATGCACAAACTGAGACTTACTTCATTCAACACTGTGATTATTTAATGCCGCGCGTGCATCAGATGCGCACAGACCTAGCACAGTTCTATCATTCTACAAAACCATCAAGTCGTTTGCAGTATATGATCACTGAGGACGAACGTACTAACTTTGAGATTAACGGAACAGATCTACTACTTAGAGATCTAAATATATTTGTAGCTACTAAAGCAAATCAACGTGCTATCCTAGAACAGTTAAAGCAAATGGCTATTCAGAATAACACTACTGGTGCATCTATATATGATCTAGGTAATGTTCTTAAATCTGAATCGGTTGCTGAAGTATCACATGTTCTTAAGAAAGCTGAGGTTAAAATGCAAGAACAGAAACAAGCTGAAATGCAACAAGCACAACAAATGCAAGAACAAGCACTTCAAGCTAAAGCTGAAGAACAACGTCAGAAAATGGAGTTTGAAGCATCTGAAAATCAGAAAGATAGAGAAGCTCGTATTCTTGAATCACAGATTAGATCAGCTGGTTACGGTGCTATGCAAGATCAGAATCAGAATCAACAGTCAGATTATATGGATGCTCTTAAACAAATTCAAAGTTCTGATGAGTATCAGCAAACAATGAATTTTGAAAGACAAAAAGAAATTACTAAGCAATCTGAACATCGTGATAAGATGAACATTGAGCAGCAAAAATTAGCAACTCAACAGCAAATTGCACAGACTCAATTACAGATTGCACGTGAAAACAAGAACAAATTCGACAAAAAAGACAGTGACAAAACTAAGAAAAAATAACTTTTAGCTATAGTATCTAGATTAATTTTTTTATATGGTTAATCTATAAAGTTTAAAGTTATAATTTTGTGTATATTATTAATGTAAAGCTAAACCAACTTTATGAGTACGACAGACCAAAACAATGATTCTACCTCTGTAGAAGAAGTAGAAATCAACCTAGATGAAATTCTAGGAACCCCGGGAGCAGAAAACGTGATGCTTCCTGATGGAGATGGTAAGAAGACTGAAGCTAAACCAAATATCTTCAGTTCAACTTCACCAGATCTATCATTTATTGACAACGACTCAGACGATGATGACGATGAGTCAAAGAAAAAAAAGGTAGATGTAGATGCTATCATCAAAGAAGCTGATCCTGAAGATGACTTCTCTGGTCCTAAAGACGATGCTCCTGTTGAGAAATCAGCAGGTAGACCAAAGATCGAAAAGAGTGGACTTGCAGAAGTTTTCAATAAAATGATCGAAGCTGGTAAAATTGTACCATTTGATGATGACAAACCTTTAGAAGAGTATTCTGTAAAAGACTTTGAAGAGTTGCTTGATGCAAACTTTAACGAAGTTGAGAACAGAATTCGTCAAGAAACTCCTCAAGAGTTTTATGACTCTCTTCCTGATGAACTGTTATATGCTGCAAAGTATGTATCAGATGGAGGTCAGGATCTAAAAGGTTTGTTTAAGATCTTATCAGAGGTTGAAGAACATAGAGAGTTGAATCCTAAAAACGAGCGTGACCAAGAAGTAATTCTACGTGAGTATTTGAGAGCAACTAACTTTGGAAACGATGATGATATTGATGAAGAGATCTTAGGTTGGAAAGACAGAGGTGAACTTGAAGCGAAAGCTATGAAGTTCAAACCAAAGTTGGACAAAATGCAGGAGCAAGTAGTAGCTCAGAAAGTTGCACAACAGGAGAAAATCCGTAAGCAACAAGAAGCAGCTGCACAACACTATATGCAGAATGTTTACACTACACTACAACCCGGTGAGTTAAACGGTGTAAAGCTAGATAAGAAAACACAATCTATGCTTTATTCAGGTTTGGTTCAACCTCAGTACCCCTCTATGTCAGGAAGACCTACTAATTTGTTAGGTCACTTGCTAGAGAAGTATCAGTATGTTGAACCTCGCCACGATTTGATTGCTGAAGCTTTATGGTTGTTAGCTGATCCAGATGGTTACAAAGGTAAAATTAGAAACCAAGGTCAACAACAAACTGTAGAGAAAACAGTGAGACAATTAAAAACGGAACAAGCGAAGATGCAATCTAGTACTCCTGTAGTGGAGCGCGAAGAAACACGTCAACGTAGAATTCCAAGAAACGACAACTTTTTTAAAAGATAACCCTTATATAAATAAATAAAAATGGCAACTCCAGTTTTAAACAATGGTATATTTCTACGAGATACCAACTACGCAGCTAGTTCACACGTAGATTCTTACCACTTGGTTAACATGTTGAGAAATGCAGAACCTATGGATCTAGGACCAGTTGACTTGTGGGCAATGGTTCAGAAAGTAGAAATGCCTTTGTATCAAATGTCTAGCTTCGGTGGAAAGAACGTAATCACAGTCGATAACGCTCGTGGAGAGTACAAGTGGCAAACACCAGTTGTACAAGATCTTCCTTACGTTATTGACACCGTTGAAACCACTCAAGGTACTAACGTAGGTACTGATGGTACAACATTCCAAGTTAAGATCTCACGTCGTGAGTTCGGTCATGGTGATATTATCACTTATGATAAGTACAACGGAATGGAAATGTACATCACTGTAGATGATATCATCCCAACAGGTGATGGATTTATCTACACTGTTCAGTTGGTTAATAATGACAACACAGCAGGTATTGACACCACTTTGTATTTGCAACCTGGTGACAAATTGTTCCGTAAAGGTTCTGCACGTGGTGAGTACGGAGAGCGTTTCTCTGACATTCAAATCCAATCTGGTTTCCGTGAATACTACAACTTCGTAGGTGGTGCTGAAGCTCACGTTCACTATTCTGTTTCATCTCGTGCTGACTTGATGATCAAAGGTGGAATGAACGCTGACGGTACTGTTCCTGTTGTAGAGATCTGGAGAAACTTTGATAAAACTACTGATCCTTCTATTACTTCTATGGATACTATGGTATCTAAGATGGGTAAGGATTATGTTAAGCGTGCAATGGGTAACGGTTCATTGTCTCGTACTTTCTTGACTGCTATGGAAGCAGCTCACTTGACCAAAGTTGCATCTGACATCGAGACTTACTTGATGTGGGGACAAGGTGGTCGTGTTCGTCAAGATGGTCCAGACGATTTGCGTTTGTCTGTCGGTTTGTGGAGACAGTTGGATAACTCTTTCAAGCGTGTATACAACAAATCTGGTTTCACTTTGGACTTGTTCCGTTCTGAAATCTATAACTTCTATGCTGGTAAAGTTGACTTCCAAGGACCAGATCCTAAGCGTCAATTGATCGTACAAACTGGTATGGGTGGTATGCGCATGGTTAACGAAGCTATTAAGAAAGAAGCAATCAATTCTGGTTTGTTGATCCAAGCTGCTGATATCGGTGCAATCACTGGTAAAGGTATGGATTTGAACTTCGGTTTTGCTTACACTTCTTACGTTATCCCATTCTTGGCAAACGTTAAGTTTGTATTGAACCCAGCGTTCGACAACTTGCATACTAACGACATTGAAAACCCAATCATCGATGGTTTCCCATTGTCTTCTTATAACTTCATTATCTTTGATATCACTGACAATACTAACGATAACATCTATATGTT